AAACTTACCAGCTGGTTTTAAACAAAGAGGTGTGCGAGTTAGAGATGAAGCTGCACCTATACAACCAGGTGAGTTTAAAGATGTTGATGCACCGGGTGGATCATTACGTGATGCATTCTTTCCATTACCATACAAAGAACCATCACAGACATTATTAAATTTATTAGGCATTGTTGTACAAGCTGGTCAAAGATTTGCGGCGATTGCTGACATGCAGGTGGGGGATGGTAACCAGGCAGCCGCAGTTGGAACCACAATTGCTCTTCTCGAAAGAGGTTCACGAGTTATGTCAGCAATTCATAAGAGATGTTACGCTGCTATGAAAGATGAATTTAAATTACTTGCAAAAGTTGTTTCACAATATTTACCACCAGAATATCCATATGACGTGGTTGGTGGTGCAAGAAACGTTAAACAAGCAGATTTTGACGACAGAATAGATGTTGTGCCAGTGGCAGATCCAAATATATTTTCTATGTCGCAAAGAATTACATTAGCACAAACACAATTACAGATAGCAACATCAAATCCAATGTTACACAACATGTATCAAATATATCGAAACATGTATGAAGCGATAGGTGTTAAAAATGTGGACGCAGTCTTACCACCACCAGCGCCAAATGCACCGATGGATCCAAGTATGGAGCACATTAATGCGTTAGCTGGTAAACCTTTTCAAGCTTTTCCTGGTCAAGATCATAGAGCACACATCACAGCTCACTTAAATTTTATGTCAACTAACATTGTAAGAAATAATCCACAGGTTATGGCTGCAATACAAAAAAATATTTTAGAACATATTAGTTTGATGGCTCAAGAACAGGTACAATTAGAGTTCAGAGAGCAGTTACAACAAATGATGATGATGCAACAGCAAGCAGCAGCTAATCCACAGATGGCACAACAGCTACAAGCGCTTACAAATCAGATTGAAGCAAGAAAATCTGTGTTGATTGCAGAAATGACAGAAGAATTTATGAAGGAAGAGAAGCAAATTACGTCACAATTTGACAATGATCCTCTTCTAAAACTAAAATCTAGAGAAGTTGACCTTCGTGCGATGGAAAATGAGCGTAAAAAAGACAATGACAAGGCTCAACAAGACCTTGCAAGAGCAAGATTGATGCAACAAGGTGAAATTGCAGAGGATAAAATGGAACAAAACGAAGATTTAGCTAAATTAAGAGCTGGAGTTAGCCTTGCAAAGAGCGGAGTTAATCAAGCAGCC